CCTAGATGAATTGAATATGAGTATGCAAAAAGAACAGGCTACCGAATCTGTGCAAGTTTAAAATATAACAAACTGAATCCCAATTGTTTGATTCAATTGGGATTTCTTATTTGTTTTCACCTTATAAAATGTACATTTATGGAAGACAAATTAGTAACCCTGGCCATTCTGACATACACCAAAGCGCAGATCTTAAAGAATGTCTTGGAAAATGAAGGTATAGAAACCTACATTCATAACGTTAATCAAATACAACCGGTTGTTTCATCGGGAGTGCGTTTACGAATTAAAGAAAGCGATCTGCCACGTGCTTTGAAAATAACAGAAAGTTCTACATGGCTGTCTGAAAGTATAGTGGGAGAGAAGGAGCCCAAAGTAAAAGATAAATCAAATAAGATTTTAATTCCCGTCGACTTCTCTAATTATTCGATGAAAGCATGTGAATTTGCATTCAACCTGGCAAAAACAGAAAATGCAGAAGTCATCCTGTTGCATGTCTATTTCACGCCTATTTATGCATCGTCGTTGCCTTATGGGGATGTTTTCAATTACCAGATTGGAGATGAAGAATCTGTAAAAACGATTATCCAAAAAGTCCATTCTGATCTCAATGCTTTATCAGAGAAGATAAAAGAAAAAGTTGCATCAGGCGAATTTCCCAACGTTAAATATAGCTGCATCTTACGTGAAGGTATTCCAGAGGAGGAAATCTTAAGATATGCTAAAGAACAGCGTCCTATGGTTATCATTATGGGTACCCGAGGCAAAAATCAGAAAGACATTGATTTAATTGGCAGTGTAACCGCTGAAGTTATTGACAGGAGTCGCACGGCTGTATTGGCTATTCCGGAAAATACACCATTTAAACAGTTTAGTGAAGCAAAACGGATTGCCTTTATTACCAATTTTGATCAAAGAGATCTAATTGCTTTCGAGGCATTCTTTAATACTTGGAAATCATTCCATTTTTCTGTATCTTTGATACACCTTACAGATTCTAAAGATACCTGGAATGAAATAAAACTAGCAGGTATAAAAGAATATTTTCACAAGCAATATCCGGGGCTTGAAATTCATTATGACGTAGTGATGAATGATAATTTATTAAAAGGACTTGATCAGTATATCAAAGATAATCATATAGATATAATCACTTTGACTTCTTACAAAAGGAATATATTTGCTCGATTATTTAATCCAAGTATTGCCAGAAAAATGATTTTCCATTCAGATACACCATTGCTTGTTATTAACAGCTGATCAAATCAGGCAAAAAATGAGCATCCAAGAAGGGAATAATTAATATTATGAAGAGCTAATGAAAGTTAATGATAGCAAACATAAGTTATATTATAAACATTATTAACATATAAAATCATGATATACATACGAGGTACACCATTTACAACAATATCGAGGAACTGATATTGATACAATAACCAAGGTGAAAGAGAACGAAGATATTCGAACACTTCAATAAGATCATGAAAGGGGATAGGACAACCAGATATATATACATTCATAATGTAAATATTTTTACACTGTCATTTTTCGTATAATAGGACAAGAAAAAGGATAGCCGAGAAGATTAATCGGCTACCCTTCGGGAAAATGACAAGGGTTTTACTTACGATTAAGATAATAAATAATCGCAACAATCAATTTAAAAATTAAACAATAGAAAGGCAAGGCAACAAATAGACCAATTATAATCCATTCACTACCAGAAGGCAAAAAGCCAAGTAATAAACATTTCATAACTAAATATATTTGGTTTTCACAAATATAATAAATTATTTGATATAATCATCATACAACCTACCAAGATATTTAGCACCAGACTGTAAGCCTTTACCAACAGTTTTAACAACACCAGCAGAATCCAAATCAAAAACAAGATTATTCAAAGTCTCTTCAAGTGTACGTTTACGAATATCAAAGGTATCAGCATTAAACCGATTTTCCTGACGTTGAGCCTGATTTTGCAACTGTTGACCTGTATTTTGTTCAATAGTTAACGAAGTTTGTTCACCAATCAAAGTAGTACGAGCTTCAGTTTCAGCAATTTTCTTAATCTCATGCGCAGCCTGATTACGAGTTAATGCGCCTTGAGCTAATTTCAACTGAATATTAGCAGCCTTTTCAGCAAGTTCCATTTTTTGAGTAGCGTCCATAAACGAAAGTTGCTTATCAGCAATCAAAGTTTGAATATTCTTGAACTTTTCTTCAGCACGCATATTAGCAATATTCTGCGAATTGACTGCCATAGTAGAGGACGCAAGGTCTTTCTGTATAGAATACATAAGTTTATTAAGTGCAACCTGTTCTTTTTTAGAATGAGTATCAGCCTTAATATTAGCTATCCTAGCAATAGCTTCAGCAGCTTTATATTTGCCTTCAATCTTCAAATTGCCAGTTTCGGCAATAGTCTTAGCTTTATCCGGAATAGATGACAATTGGTCAATAGCTTGTCCAAGTCCTTGCATAATTCCAGAATAGTCAGCAGAGTAAGGCGAAGCAGTAGGAGGCGTAATACCTTGCTTAGTCGGAGCCGTAGCAGAAGTAGCAGACGTAGCAGCAGCAGTACCAGCACTTCCAGTATTCATCATCACATACGGATTCAGTCCTGCAGCTTCATAACGCTCACGTTGAGCAGAGGCAGAATTATACTCATTAGTAGCATTAAACATATCCCAAGCATTTTGCTTGGCATCGTTATAAAAACTCCATTGATCAGAAACCTGCTGATCATAAGCCAATGTATTATAATCCATTTGTTTCTGTAACATTCGCTCATTAAACTCATTATTCATTTGAGCAATATCCTTATTAGCAGCATTAGCAGCATTCGTAGTAGCAACACCAGTTCCAGCACTAGCAGCACTAGAAATGGCAGCACTTGCAATAGCAGAACCAATACCAATAAAAGCAGCACTAGCCATAAATATACATATTTAGTTAAACTTTTTTTTGTCCTAACGCCGGACGGGCGGCAACGTGACGTTGCATCCAAGTTGCCTTCGGCGAGAAAATTTGCATTGATTTTTTCATAGGCGTCTACCGACTTTAAGGGTTTAGGTTAAACTAACCGGAGCACCCCCTAGAAGGGAACCCCCCAAGGGAGAACATCTCCCTTAAACCCATTTGCGTGAGTCAAACCTTATTTGATAATTCCGCACTCTGTGCGAAATTAGATTTATCGCGCGCGTACGTGTTTAAATTTCACGCACACACGCGTTTTATTATTATTACTCCATTGAAACAGGTTCAACAGGTTGAACACTCTGTTGGGTTTGTTGAGATTGAGCAGAAGCCAAAGCAGCTATTTGCTCGTCAGTAGAATTCATAAGATAATTACTCCAAGCCATCAATTCGGATTTACTTTGAATAAACCGTGACTTAACAAAGGAAATAAGTTGTTCATCTCCAAGCTTAGAACGGAGTTCATTAAATCGAGGTTCAGTCACAGAAATATTATTAAAGTATTCAAGCAAAGAAGTTTGACTAAGTTTATCCAAACGTTGTTGGTTAAACAACATATAAATATCAGAAGACAGACGAATACTAGTATCACCATCAACAGAAACTTCTTGAAACAAAAATTGATCTACAGGAGACTCTTCACGAAATTCACTACATTGCATTTCCTTAGAACCAACTATATTTTCACGAACCGGAGTTACATAAGGTTCAATTCTTCTTTTTTGCCACATAACAATATAATTTAAAAATTAAACAATAAAGGACTAGTAAGGCAAGCCATCCGTATCAAGATTACGGACTACCTTCACATCAAAGAACGAACTACAAAGGAACTGATCTGTATCAATACTATTGCTAGCAGCAACAGCAAACAAAGGATCAACACAATTCGGATTAACCTTGAAATTCGTATAATTGACAAGAGTGCCGGGCGAGTTATTAGGATCATCCTGATAATTCAACTGATTAATAACAGATTGATTATCATAAGACATAACCCAAGATTTAAGAGTTGTTTTAAATGCACCGACAGAGGAATCAACATCGGTCTTATATGATATATACCTAGGAGCATATCCTAATATCGAAGAACCGACATTATAAGAACTCTGCAAAGGATTCATTAAAGATACCAAAGGAACGGACTCCATACCAACACGGTCAAATTCAGGAATAGCAAAATCCGTAGAATTAATCTTTGTAAACGCAGGATTTACCAAATCAGTAGTATAATCCAACAACGGGAGACTATGATAAATACACATAATCAAGCCATAACGCTCGCCAGCATCGAACGAGATACGACCATTACCAACAACAACGCCTTTTCCGGCAATATCGGCAGCATTAGAACCAGTAATGTTATTATTAACCACTTCATTAATATCAAGACTAGCAGTAGTACCACCAAGATACAAAGACATTTCAGAATAAGCTTCACCTACAGACACATTCCAATGTTTTTCAATCTGGTCTTTATAATCCTTGTTACCTGATTGGGTAATCTCTTTCCATTTTTGAAGGAATTCAGCTTGACGAAGAGCAAGAACGGTAAAAGTACCGGAACCGTTAACAGTCTGTAAGTTAACACCTGTAGAAGAAAAAGGAGAACCTCCAACAGGGTCACCATCCGGTGTTTGAACCATATATTGAGCGGAAAGCACATTCGAAAGATTAACATTAACAGCAGCAGTATCACCGTATTGTTGACGAGGAAGAACACCGTGAAATAAATCTTTCTGCCAATTACAGTAACGCAAATCAAACATATTGTAAAAAGGAGCAAAGCCCTGTCCTGTAATCATAGAATCGATAGTCATAGCAGAATCAACAGTACCAGACAAATAATCAACATTGAAACAAGACGGAGAAACCTTTTCCCATTGAGAATCACGGATATGGTCAGCATAAATTTTCTGATAAGCAAGCACACCGTAGATATTCAATTGCAAATTAGAAGACAAAGGAGATTTAGTCCAAGTATTATTTTTAGAGGTAGCATAAGTATAAAAGTTACCATAACCAAGATACTCCAAAAGCTTAGCAGTACCAAGAGACCGAGAATAACCAAAATAGTTTTTTTCATAGCTATTGGTTGTAGTTACATCGGGAGCAACCAAATTCAGATAATCAGCAATACCTTTACATGTAACATTAGGCATAACACCAGCTAACGCCTGATTAGCAGACGGAATATAAGAAGTAGCATGTTGAGGATTGTCATACATTTGTGTAAGCACAGTATTAGCCTTATTCCAAAGCAAATTGTAAGGAACAAAGTAGAAATCGTAATACTCACGCATACGAGCAAACGCAGCAGTGTTAAGAGGTTGAGTACGAGTAAAAGATTTAAGGTCAATAGACCATTTATCACCGGGAAGAACTTCCCAACATTTCACAGGTAATAATTCACCAGGTTTAGCGGTAAAATTACGTTTAGACGATAGGTCGAAACCATTTCGAGAAGTCTTATTACGGAGAGACTTCAAAGACATAATGTTAGCCATAGTTAAAATTGTTAAAATTAGACATTATTCAAAGAATACCTTATTAGCATCATTGAGTTTTTTATGTTTTATACGATCATTAAAGAGCTTTTTAACATCCGAGCTATATAAACGATAGACGGGAGTTTTTTCAAACAAATTAGTATCAGTATAGACGTTATTATAAAAGTAAGGATAATAGGAATTATCCCAGTTATCAGTACAAAGATCATCATCACCAATTAAATCACTTTCATAAAATAATTGTTGAGCTTCAAAAAATTTAGTCAGATGCATATAGTCAAGGCGGGAATAAAATTCCTCAATTAAACGTTGTTTAGATTTACGCTCCGCTAAAGTGTTATGAGTACAAACAAAATAAAGGAAGTGTTTAGAAATCAGCAATTCGGTATAGATACGATGTACATAGCGAGAGAACTCACCAGAATTAAATGAATGTAACAATACATCTGAATCATAGAAATATTGAGATAATTCATACAATTTAGATTGGTCAGAACAATAACCATAGAGGTCAAGTAAATAAGTTTCCTTAGGATTATGAAAATAATAGATATAGATAGCTATTTCTTTCGCAAGCGAGAACGTCGTTTTGGCATCGGGGAATAATAACCGCGCTGTATCATAGATTGAGTAAGAGTAAGCACGTTCACGTGAAGATTTAGTAACAAATCCTTTACATCGTGGGTAGAAAAAAGAGTAACACGACCGCCATACGTCAAACTCTTTATATTTTCCATTGAGTACGATGCTGCTTCTAATAAAGTTTTCAGGGGTAAGCGAGTATATTTTTTCACGTTGACAGTCAAGAAAGCCTTGACCCAATTTTTGAGAATGAACGCTGAACGGACAGACGGAACTAGCTTTAAAAACTTTGGGTATAGTGCAAGAACTATTAACGTACGACGCAACGTAGTTAGAACATTGTCCTTTGGAGACTTGACAATCGACACGACCAAAGGTCCATGCTTTAGATATATTCTCTGAACATATCTGTAACGCTTCATCTGATTGGAGGAATAATAAGAGATGATAATGCGGGCGAAAGTGTACAGGTCCGTATTCGCCGACAGCAAAGTAACGCACTTTTTCCGAGGGTTTTTGTTTAGTGACATAATATCTTAGACGTTTTAGAAATAATTGTAAATCCGTTTTTCTTAAATAGGGGACATCACCAAATAAATAGAACTTATTAAGCAAATTAGTTCTTTCATCCTCTGTAAGGTCAGCAGGTCCTAGAATTTCACCAGTTTCTTTATCTATAAGGTCACAACCATAAGGACGCTCGATAGAATCAACGAACATTGCGCGAGGGATAAAACGATTCGCATAGGTAAGAGTTATAAACAAAGTATGTTTAGCGGTATAAGATTCCAAATCACATTGAAAAGCATAACGGGAGTTTTTGGCAAGTGTACAAGCTTGACAATGTCCACAGGGGACAACCATAGATTCCTTAGTATAAGGATTCATTATGCGTTTAGGATGGAGACACTTACAAAAGGGGTTTTGTACCATAATTACAAAAAAATAAATACATCAAGACAGGGACGACGAGAACGAATAACCTTAAAAGAGCCAGTTTCACGACCTTGAGAATTCCAACAGTAATAACACTGACGATAAATCTTAGAATAACGAGGAGCCATAACATTAAAAATTAGGAGATAAATCCAAAGTAGTAGAATCATTACGAGATTCAGATTTTTGTTCTATCTGTTGGGTAGAACTAGAGTTGTTTTTTTGAACACTCATAGACATAGTAACAGCACACGAGGACACAAGAATAATATTACAAATAGTAACAACAGCGGTAACAATCGCTTGGATAATGCGATTCCATTGATCAGAAGTCAGTTTCATTTTCATCAATTTTAGTTAAAGTACAAACGTATTGGGGTAAAACATTAATAGACTTTTTAATCTTAGAAGCTTCAATAACTGTAACAGCAAAAAGAGTAAACCGATGAACAGGAATCAAACGAGGAGTTTTAAGACGATAAGTACAACCATCTATAGTTTCATAACGCATAACCATAAAGATAGTAAAGTCCCAATCACATTTAGCTTCAAAAGCTTTTTTTATGTTGTATTTTTCACGAACTTTCATATTAAACAGATAAATTAAAAATTAGACCAATGACTTAAACAGTCTTTAAATATCACACTGCAAAGAAGGGAATAATAAGTATTATGAAAAACTAAATACAGTATTAAAACAGGTTATCTCTTACTGGCTATTGGAAGCTACTGTTTAGTTTAGT